ATGGTAGATTCTTAGCACCATTAGTATATAAAATTTGGTCTAAGATTGATCGTAAAGTAAAAGAAATAGTTAAGGGTACTAAGCACTTCAAGATCGATTCTGAAGGGCAGTTTATTGAAGACGAGAATGGTGAAACTGGTTTAGAGTTCCTATATAAGAATATTGATAAGGTAAAGTTCAGAGAGACTGGTGCTATTAAACGTAGCCGTTTTATTGAATTCTTAGAACGAAACCGTAAGAACTTCTTTATCACTAAACTATTAATCATCCCACCTTACTATCGTGACGTTAAAAGTGATGGTGGTAAAGTGTCTGTTGGTGATATTAATAAACTATATCAAAATATATTAGTATCAGCTAAATCCCTAGAAGAGTCTAAGTACTATGGTATTAATATTGGTGATGCTAATAGAGGCAGAATTCAAGATATCTTACTAGAAATCTATAACTGGTTTGGTTCTGGTACGGAGTCTAATCCAAACGGTGGTATTCCTGGTAAGTTTGGCGTATTACGTCGTACCAATATCAGTAAGACTACAGACTACGCTACACGTTTAGTTATGTCTGCACCTAATCTTAAAGTAGAGAATCTTGAAGATATTGATGTAGACTTAGAGTATTCAATGTTGCCAGTAACATCAGCAGTAGCTAACTTCTTCCCATTCGTTTTATTCCATATGAGACGATTCTTTGAAGAGCAATTTGCTGGTTTGACTGTATATGAATGTGTCGGTGAAAAGGGTGAGACTTTATATCCTAGAATTGATGATTGGCAAACCTATTTCAATGATTTAGTTCTTAAGAAAGAGCTAGACCGTTTCATTCACGGTTACTCTGATAGATTTAGACCTATTGAAGCACCTGTTGGTGCTAAAGAAATGGAACGTATCGGTTATAAGGGTAAGACCTTATATATGAAACTTAAAGCACGTTTTAAACGTGTAGAAGATATTGCTGAAGATAAAGACTTTGGTGTACAACAAGAATTACAACGTAAGTTGACTTGGTGTGATGTGATCTTTATGGCTGCAACTGAAGCGGTAAAAGATAAGATGATTCTTATTACACGTTTCCCTATCGATACTTTCTATAACCAGTTCTCTACTAAAGTAAAATTATCTTCTACTATCGAAACCGAAACTATAGAATTTGATGGTAAAGTATATAAACGATATCCTAAGATTCGTGATGAATACATTGGTACTAATACTGCCAATAAGTTTGTAGATACTATGAATATCTGCAATGCATACTTAGGGTCTATTGGTGGTGACTATGATGGTGATATGGTTACTATTAAGGGTATATTTACCGATGAAGCTAATGCTGAGTTAGAGAAACAGCTTAAGTCTAATATTCACTTTATAGATTTAGGGTGTAAATCTGTAGTATCTAATACTAATGAAAGTATTCAAGCTATATTTGCTCTCACTATGACAGTGGATAGTGATGCTCTTACTGAGCCTAAATTTTAAATAGAAGATTCCCAGTATAGTCATTGACTATACTGGGGTATTTTTACGTTCTTCTTAGTTTTGGATTGTTTAAGATACCATTAGTTTGTGTAATAGTAGTCTTTTGTACATTAATTGCTTTGAAGTATTCTTTATTGATAATATCAAACTCTGTACTTCTAGGATCTAAGATATTCATAAAGTTACGAAATATACTTACAAATGTAACTTTAGCAGAGAAACGTTGGTGTTTATACCAAGAGGCAGTTTTAGCTGCCTCATATACTCTCATAAGATAATCAAGTTTATCAATCTTATTATCCCCACATTCACGCCAACCATCATTCACGGTCTTAGCATATTCACCTTTACCACAATCAGCGATAAAGTAGATCAAATCATCTATCCTTGATAATTTAGCCATAAAACAACACTCCACTTTCTAGTTTAAATAGTTATGATATTCGTGTAGTTCACATTTTCTTTCTCGAATCTAGTTATACCTATAGATTCTAGAGGGAAGTTCTTGATATTAGTATTGATGATTTCAAAGTAATCAGCATAATCCAATACCCAACTTGGTAAATGCTCATCAGCAGGTACAGCAACTGCCGCTATCTCTCCCTTATAGGTTTCCCTGTTATTGTCGAAGAACTTAATAAGTCTTTCATATACAACAGGATTAGATTGCTGTAACTCGCCAATATCTTTCTCTTTAATATTAACTTTAAGAATATCCAAATAGTTTCTGCTATCCAAATCTATAGGCTCTGTTCCCTCATCACGAATAGCCTCATTATATGCAATAGCAGCTTTAATGCCTTGGATTCGCATAGGGTCCGTATAAGAAGAGATAGATTTAACTGAAACTGGTTTGTAATAGTCTTTCTCTCCAGACTTAATGCTATCATGGATATTCTTTTCAATCTTAGCTAATAAACCAATAACTTCTAACTGGTCTACTTTAGGTTTAAGCAATACTTTCTCTCTAAGTATTCCTTGAAGCTCATCTTTAATACTGTCTTTAAATACAGACTTATTGATTGGAAGACCTTTAATATCCATTTGCTTATTCTTAGGTACTATATTACCCTCTTGAAGCTCTTGGATTGTAGCATAGTTCTTCTTAGCAGGTGTAAGTAATGCACGTTTAAATAAGAACTCATTCTTCATGTCTATAAGACATACTTTATATGGTGTCAACGTATTATACTGCTCAGCAATAAGATGGAAGTGAGATTTAAGAATCTTACTTACGATATAGCATAAAATATTTACACTAGAAATACGTACTGCATCATAACCCTCAGTAATCTTAGTCTCTTCTTCTACAGTATCAATTTCATCAGTATAGAAGTTGTAGAGTTCTTTTTTTTCTTTAACGATAACTTCCTTGAGGTCATTAACTAGTGTACAGTCATGGTCTACTAGAATATCATCTACAAGATGAATCCATTTATCTGTACTAATTACAGAAGAGTCAGTATCTGTAAGCAATACAATATCTCTAGTCATAGTTGAGCATCGTTCAAACTTATCAGATACGATGTATCGCATATAGCACCATTCCATAAATATAGCAGTTAGTCTATCTAATGATGTAACTATATTTTCAGGTGGCTCGTTAGGATCCATAAATGGTTCATTAATACCACTAAAGATAGTCTTAACTAATTCTTGTACATGTGGTGAGTCTACTACAAGTTTGTATAAATTATTCTTATAGTATATTTTGTTTAGGACTTCTTGTGATTGATACATCAAGATATTCCATATAATATCACTATACTTATTAAAATGGTCTTCTGTATCATTAACCCATAAACCACAAGACTCTATAACTTTCTTATATACTTCTTCAATAGGTATATCTCTATCTAATAGCTCTCTACTATAGATATGAGATGGTTCTTTAATGATTCTATCTAAAAATACCACAGCTTCGTCTATATTTTGGAACTTAAGATTATTAGTGAAGATTTGTTCAAATAAGCTGATAGCGTGAGTAATAAGCATACGACCTGTAGCTGTAGTACCAACTGCTACATATAGATTATAAGATGCTGATGCTGGTGACCCAATATCACCATAAGTAGCATTACCATCACGTTTAGCTAATAATTGTAATAGATTGTATCTATTAAACTCATCAGATCCTTTAGGGAACTCAAACATCTTCTTCTTATATGCTTTACGCTTAGTTACATATGACTCTAATAGACGATAGAATGGCGTAAATCCTTCTTCGTGTTGTTTAAACAAACACCCATTAGGAACTAAGATAGGTTTATCTGTTTCTATCTTATGTACTAAATCTGTAAGTGGTAGCTCTACTATGATATCTTTATAGTTATTATCTATACTAGCATCAGGGTCATTGAACTTTCGTTCTATAGCATCTTTAATAAAAGATTGTATTTCATCCATAGTCAAAGTTGGAAATTGCATACGTAGTATATTAACCATTTCCTCTTTATACTTCTTAATCACATCTAGTTCTGGTTTCATAAGCCATACCTCCTAATTAGTTTAGTGTTTTAGGCTCTGTATTTTTGTAATTTTACACATATTACCAGCTAATACTATAACAATACAGTAATCGTGGTTAAAAATAGACCATATAAATCCAAGAAAAATATTTTTCTTTAAATCAATTCTTAATATTAAGGAGGATTAACCTATGTTTTTTGATGACGAACTTATGTTAGAAGACGCTCCTGTACTTGAAGATACTGCTCAAAGCATTGTAGAAGCTACTGCAGAATCTTACTTGTACAATGAGCTTGCTAAATTGGATGACGAAGCTCGTAAAGAATTCGTTGAGTCCGCTGAAGCTGAAGCTTTGTTAGAAAAAGCTGTTCTTAACAAAAAGACTATGATTCGTTTGTCTCGCCAAGATGATATGGCTCGCCGTGTTAAAATCGCTGCTTACCAATTGGCTAAAGACAAAAAAGACCCATTGTGGACTAAATTGGTTCTTAACCGTGTTAAAGAACGTCAACTTATTGCTAAAATCGTTCAAAAATACCACAATGCTGCTGTTAAACTTGCTAAAGTTGGTCAACGCGAATTCATCAAATCCGCATCCAAAGTTAAAGCATTACCAAAAGCTAAATAATCATAATCACAAAGCAACCACTATAGAGCATTGCTCTATAGTGGGTTCTTTTTGTCTTATAAAAATTAACAACGTTCTTGACATATAAATGTATATTATAGTAGTAGTAATATATGGTTTATTATAAAGGAGGAGCGTTTTTATGAATAACCTAGCAAATTACGGTATCTACGCAGACTATGTAATGGGTAAAGACATAGTGGTAGATGTAGAAAAGATAAATATTTATAACTGGGAATCTCACTACCAGAGCATTCTAAATATCTTGAAAGATATGATTGAATCTGAATTAGTGAGAACTAAAAAGATTGGTGTACGAATTGGTGGTAAGATTATCAAACTAACATTCGCACACTATATGATTAATATGATCTTTTGGAATATCATTGTTAAAGTTGGTGATACTATTAAACCAGAGCACCTATTCTTTGACAACTGTATTCCTGGTAGAACTATTGAGTCTTATATCAATAAGCTCATTATTGGTCCTTATAGAGAGATTATTCCATTGAAGACTTTAAATCAGGCTATCGCTGATATGATCTTCAATATTAGTTTCGTTGACCAATTTGCACCATTCTTCGTAAATAGTGTAAACTTACATGACGAAGTTATGATGCTTAGAAATATCCCTGAGTATAAAGATCTTATTTACCCTAACTTAGATGATGTAACTTTATCTGAATCTAAGACTTATGGTAATAAGCTTG